CGAGATCTCGCTTACATTTCGCATCTGAAGGAATTGAAGAAGAAGGATATTGCGTTTTCATGTCATCAAACGCCATTCCAGCAATCATTGCCTTATTCTTCTGAATCATCCTGTAAGCGTCCTTAAATCGACTCCAAGAGTTAGTAATAACGTCAGATGGGAAATAGTAGTCTGGATAGTCAATTGCAATACTTGCTTCAGCAAAATCGATGATTTCTTGCTTATTATTCAGAATATTACGTCTACCATCAAGGAATCTATTAGAAGCAATTGTATGGAAGGTAGAAACTGGATTTCCGTAAAATGTCTTCTTATTACGGACTATCATGCCCTCAGAAAGAGTACCACCAGTAACTTGACTATAAGTTACTTCAGTTGTCCTAACTTGCTCAAAATCAAGGAAATCAGCATTAATTCTTTGCTCAGAGTCGTAAAGCTCAGTTGGAGTGATAGAAGATTGTGAAATATCATCTAGGATCACGTTAGGGTTAGTTAGACTAACTAAACGCTCAAAGAGTAGTCCAAAGAAGGTTGTTCCCTTGTTAATGATCAATTCATCAACAATTTCATTATTAATTGGATCTTCATAAGGTGCAATGAATGTAATTTGGCCTGCTATCTTAGATGAGGCAGAATATATGAATTCATTGAGTCTAAGATCGAATATACCAGTTTCAAACTTAGGAGTACCTGAAGTCTTACTTACAACTAGTCTATCTGTCACATTACCAGCATTATCAATGTTAGTCTCTTCAACATAAGCAGTATCACCTTCAAGGTTGGTAATTGATTCACCAAACTCAAATATGGTAGGACTTGCGAGAGGAGTGATTGATTCTACTAATGCAGCAAATAATTCACCTCTCTTAATCTGCTCATTAAGATCAAATGTTCCAGTTAAGTTAATAACGTCAATATGGTTAGTACCTGAATCGATAACAGTAGCAATGGTATCTGTATTCTGACCTTGTACCTGTTGACCTAATGTTGGGAATATACCGTAGTTTGAAGTGCCAAATCCATCATAAAGAGCAATCCTATAGATGGTAGTAGGTGTAACAGATATAGTCCTATAGTTAACCTTAGATGGTGGTTTAGGTGGCTCAGCAAATACTAAGTTACCACCAACAACTTGATATGAAGTACCAGGTGATTGAATAACACCATTAAGAGTAATCATTAACTGATTATCTTTAATAATGACAGTTTCACCTTCAACAGTTATTGGGAATTGCTTCTTAATACCATCAAACTGATCTTGAATATTATCAAGCTTCTTAACAATAGAAGTTAGAATTTCCTCAGAAGATGTCAAACGCTTCTTACGGAAAAGCACCTCAGTGTTGTTATAGTCTGTGTAGATAGGTTGTGCAGCACCGAATGATGTAATCTGGTTTACATTACTATAGTTGTTAATGTTAACTTGTTTTGTAAACTCAGTACCAATCTTACGTCCAGATACGTCCTTACCACCAGTCAGTTGTAACTGACCAAACATATTGAAACCAGCAGGGTGGTTATTTTCTAATACCTGTGTCTTCCATTCTGTAATAGGAATCTCAGACTGTACAACATATGAGAAGTTCTGGTAGAAGAAACTATCCTGAATCTTCTGGACAATTTCAGATGGTTTACCAACGTCATCAATAAATCGGCCTGGTGTCTTCGTTAGGGAGCCGATATTTAACACACCACGTGCTATTGATAGGTTATCGATAAGACCAGATGCCTTAGATATCTCACCTGTTACTTTCTCACCTTCTGCCCAGTCACCAGTGTAATCAACGATCTTAAGAATCTTAGGACCAATTTGCCAACCAGTATTAGTAGATACCTTACCAGTTGCAGTAGCAGTTTCAACAGAAGATCCTTGGAATACTGCCTCTCCTTCTAAGAAACGAGATGTTTCAACAACAGCAACTGCTTTACCACCAAACACCTCAGTTAGAAGTACTTGACGACCAGATCCAGTAGTAAGGAATGTTATGTATGATCCAGCTTGTGCAGATGCTAATGTAAGACCAAATCTTAATTGATCAGATTCTAGACCAGCTGCATCACCAGCAATAGCATAATATGTCTGACCAGCAACTAAACTAGTTAAACCTGCGGTAGATGGTTTTGGTAATTCACCTTCTGTAGATCCAATGTCTTCAGCACGGAATTGGACTTCTGCACCAGTGGTTATACCATGTGGGAAGTTAAACTGTAGATAGTTAAGATCTAAGTTAACAACGTAGTTAAATTCTGATTTTAGAGTAACCGTTGGTTCGGATGAATATCCAGCACCACTGTTTTTAATGATGATCTCACTAAGACGATTATTCTTAACAACTGCTTCTGCTTCTGCACCATCTCCACCACCACCTTCGATTACAACAGCAGGAGTTGATGTATATCCAGAACCTGGGTCAGTTATCTTGATCTGACTTAGTATTGATGTATTAAAGAGTTGTAGGTTAACAGGGAAGGTAATCTCTGGTTTTAGAGTATAGTCATGTGAATAACCGAAACCAAATTCATTATTCTTCAGTCTCTTAATCTTACCAATATTAGTACCTGTTAAGAATACAGATGCACCAGATCCTTCTTCTGGAATAATAACATTAACAGATCCACCAGAACCTGCAAGTGTTTGTCCTAGTATTCCTGGAATACTATCAATATCAATAGATGCAATAGTATATCCTTTACCTGGATCTGCTACTTGAGCTTGAGTGATTGTGCCTGATCCTACCTCAGCATCAAACTCAACAGTAATAGTTGCTTTACCACCTTCTCCATCTCCATTAACAGGGACTTCATAGTAAACACCTGGAGCATACTCAGTACCTCCATCAACTACTACAATCTTCTCAATCTGTCTGTAAGATGCAATATCATTAATGATAGGTAACTTCTGATAGAAACCACCAGGAGATACTAGTTGAATACTATTGATTGGACCAACTGCTCTAGTAGAAGTTGTAGAATAGTATGAATATACATTACCAAATTCATCAGTGCCAACTTCAGCAGAAGTCCTTTCTGGTTCTTTCAATAATGGGAATTGGAATTCAGTATCACTAAGTACTTGAGATATAGTAAAGGTACCTTGATAAGGTGTGGTGATAACATCAATGAATGAGTTATCTCCTACTGGAGAAGTACTTCCTGTCCTAGATGGATCAAAGTAGTAAGAAATGTTAGTAACATCACCCAATACTGAGAACTTAACGAATGGATAGTCTGCACCAGCTTCAGGTATACCTGGTGTGCCAGATCTAGTAATATTATTAAATGAGTATTCTAGTTTATACTGGTTGTCTTGAGAGAATGATAGGTAATAACCTAAGTTAGATGTATCAGATAAGTCAAAGACATATTGATGATTTCTAGTAAACTCTAGAGTTGGATGCTTCGCATATATGTTAACATTACCGATAGAATTAGCATTAAATGTAGGATCTTGTGATGCTACATCTCTAATACCAAATGTAAATTCTCTAGTACCAATAACTTGATCAACGAAGAATGATCCATTAAATTGTGTACCTTGGAAACCTTCGGTGTATATAATCTCATCCTCAATGAATCTATGAGGGGTAAGAGATGTGCAATATACTAAATTAGTCCTTGTATCAGCAGTCCTAAGAATATCCTTCTCAAGACGTGCAGTAACACGAATCTTCTTAACAGATGCAAATCCAGATATAACTACACTCTTTCTATCTTCTGCTTCAGTTATATTAACACTACTAACTGAAACAACGTCTTCTGGAATGTATGTTGAACCAGGTTGAATCTCTACAATTTGTACTGTATAGTTGTTACCTAGATCATATGGAAGAGTCCTAGCAAAAGCACTTATTGGTTGTGAAGTGGACTCCCATGTCCAAGTTACACCACCATCAGATACAGCACCAGTAGTATGTGTTGGAGGAGTTGTACCAGATACACCTGCACCACCTGCACCGACAACATATACATTCAACTTATGCCATACTTTCTGACCTACAACATATAACTTACCATTATCCCACTCAGGCATATCATTGCCTAGGTATTGAGGCATTGGATATGGATGCTCAGTTAGATCAACTGTAAACTTACCTGCATCATCTACAAACGCCCAGTTAATTAAACCGTCAGTTACAACACCACCAGTATGTACTGGAGGAATTGTACCTGTAGTACCTGTACCTTGTGACTGGTAGATCTTCTTATCATAATATCTCTTCTCACCAGTTGTTACTGATACACCTGCTGCCCAAGGTATCTCAGGTTCTTCAACTGAGAAGTATGTACCAGCAATTTGGTTTATATCTCCAACGTCTGTCTTAAATCTATCAGTATTATTGAATGTACCATATATCTTACCAACCTTATACTTGTTACCCATTCCTGGGTCAGTTAAAGAATTAGCATTTGGAATATCAACAATAGTACCATATCCAGCAACAACATCATTACCAGCAACAGTGGTGAATTGTTGAATTGTAGATCCCTTAGTTAACTTAACATCTTGGTTGAAAGTGAATTCAAGGACATTATCAATCTTACTATATCCAGCATCACGAATATAAAACTTACTGATTACATCAGCAGATATTGTAAGTTTCTTACCTAATGGTGATGGTATGGTAGAAGTCTTAGTTGCATACTCATTCTTAGCAGAAGTAAATGTATATGTTCCAGGAATGTAAGTAGCAACAGTCTGAGACATATCAAGGATCTGTAAACCACCAGCACCAACTGTCCAAGGACTAAATGCTGAAACAGTCTGATCTACCCAAGTGGTAGCAGTCTCAATATCAGAAAATTCAATATTAGTATATTTTGTTAATCCAGTTAATGTATATGCTGCTCTCTTATCATGCTGTCTATCAAACTTAATTAGAGCAACATCTGAAATGCTAGTAGTAATAGCGATCTCATCAGTTGGTACTGTATAAGAAGAAGTATATGGAGCAAGATCATCAATTACTAGATCATCAATCCAACCAATAAAACAGTTACCTGTATTAGGTCCACTATACTTACCAGCAACAGTAATATCTGCAATACTAATATCTGAAGTAGATTGATAGTTAACTACAAGGTTACCATTAAAGAATACCTCATACTGATACAATCCAAGAGATTCTTCTCTCTTCTGGAAGGTTACATGTACCCATGCAGCACTACCGAAGTTAGTCCAATAAGTGTTAGCAGTTGATGTTGCAACTTCTACTGAGTTTACATATAAAACTACCTTTCCGTAGTTACCACTAGTATTATCTCCATCCAATTCTACCTGAATAGAATCTCCAGTAATAGGTGTTATATCAAATAGTAATGGTTTTGTAGTACTAGCATGATGTGCTGTAGCCATTGCCATCCATGCTCTCATACTCCACTCTGTGCTTTGTAAGTTATAAGCAGGAAGTTTAACAGGGCATACACCACTTAACTTAAGAGCACTAGTGCCAAACTTATAGATTGATGTATCAATAGAAGCATTACCTGGTGTATGTAACGCCAGTGTTGCTAGATTCTGCTTTGTGAAGTCGTAATCTAAATCAAGAGCATCGTTAAAACGATATGATGCCATCTGATCAGATTGCCTACGATCTACAGCAATAATGCAGTCTCCAGAATTGTCTAATGTATGAGACTTAGCTTGGAAACCAATATTGACAGTATCATCAACCTTAGTCTCTTTAATTACAGTACCATCATATTTTAGATAATGAATAACAGAATATCTCTGATTCTCAGATTCTATAACATCAGATACTAAACTATAGTTTCCAAATACATCTACATTAACACCAGCATGGCGAATAGAGTCTATAGATCCACTAACAGTTACTGTCTTAGTCCATTCCCATGCAGTATTAGCAGTTGCTATTGGGAACTTATTAAGTTGGATTTTTTCATACTTGGTTGTAGCACTATTATAAACATCCCAAATCAATAAGACATCATCATACTCATCGATGATGAACTGTGGGTTTCTTACATATCCACCTACAGTTGGAATTTGTCTAATATACTCAATCTCAATGTTTGCACCGTCATACCAGAATACACCAAATATACAGTCATTATTTTGCTTGTTAATACCAACAAAGAAGAACCTATCATCAGATATCCACTTAATCTGATTAATCATCTCTGAATCATCAGCAGATGCAATCTTTCTCTTCTCTACAAGGTCACCATCCCTATCACACTGAATGACCCACATATCATCAGGATCAGGTGAGTTACTATCAGTATAACCTGCAATGTAAATTCTCTTCTCTTGATCTAATGCTATACTTGTTACATAATCTCTTCTTGCAAGACCTGATATACCAGCAATTGATCTTTGCCACTTAAGAATACCATCTGGAGCATTAGCATTATTGAATCCAGACTCATACTGTCCTAACCAAACGTCTGGGTTATATGCAGCATTATTAGGATCATATGTTTGACCAGCAAGGTATATTACATCGTTTTCTAAAGATTCGTCAATATGCATTTTGACGAATTCCATCTTCTTAGTACCAGCATTCTGTGGTATAAGATTTCTTTCCCATACAAGTTGGCCTAGGTCATCAAACTTAGCAAGAATTGCTGACTGATCACCATCTGTCTCTAATACACTACCACAGATATAAGTCCATCTGTCTGCTGTAGTCCAAGAATCCCAAATACTAACACTACCAGCTGCTTCTGTATACTCAGTCAACCAGTAACGTGTCTTCTTAAATTGCTGTGGATGAGATACCCTTATTTGAGGTGGATTTGTAGAACTATAACCATTACCAGAATTGATAATATTAATTCTATTAATCTGACCTGTGCCTTCCAATACCAACTGCAATTCAGCATCCTGACCAGATGCAGTAATTAACTCAAATGTAGGAGGAATATCAGTATTATATCCTGTACCAGCTTGTGTTACATTAATTCTCTCAACACCAGCAACAACCTTAACTTTATAAGTCTTACTTGTGTTATCAATAACAGGACGTGAATTTACAATAATTTCATCCTGTTGTCTTAACTCATGTCCTACAGAAGTAGTAATATTACCGTAACAACGATCACCAATAATTGATTTAGTATAAGCAACTATTGATTGACCTTTAACAGATTCAATAATAGCAGATGCACCAAATCCACCAGTACCTTCATTATCGAAGAATACAGTGTCATTTACCTGATATGAAACACCTGGGTTTTCAATAACAAATCCATCAATTTTAGCATTCTCAAACTGAGTAGTTGTATCAACTTCAATATCAACTCTAGACTCTTCCGATACTCTTGGGAAGTAATCATATATCTGTAGAGTTGACTCTTCAGACATTTGCAACAATTCTTGTTGCTCATTAGCATCTATTAAACCATCATTGTTAGAGTCTTGTATTTCAAATATAATAGGATATCCTTCTATCTCAGTAGTGAATACATCTGCCTCTTGGTTTGGTTGACGATCAACATCAATATCAACATCGGTGTATGGATCTCTATAACGGACAACACCATCAGGAATATTCTCTTGTGTTGCAAGTTGATTAAAGTTCCAATCATCTGGTAATGAGTTGAACTGTGGACCCATGATATATGGATACTCAGGAATACCTGCATCACTAGCATCAATGGTGATAAAGTAAGCATAGACTCCATCTGGGAAATCAGGTGTCTTACAGAAACGACCATTATAGTTGTCTAAATCACCAGACTGGAAATCATAGTAGTAGTCATCTACAAAGGTACCAGGAGCATATGTTGCTATAGGAGGACCATCTACCCTAGAAGGGTTAGGATTAGTTGCTTCATCATATACAACATTAGACTTCAATTTAAAGGATGTACGCATCCTTCTGATACCACTATTCTGATCAGTAGGATCAATGTATCCATATGGACCATATATTGGGTTACCATCAAATGCCCAACCCAATATAGGTGAGTGTTGATAGTTAGCTGCTACTTCTTGGAAATTCTGTGTAACAGGGTTTAAGAATACGTTATCACCAACAACATATCTTAATTCTTTAGGATCTGATAGGTGAGCATATTCACCACCAAACTGATTGTTATATCCAGTAAATACATAACCCCTTGCATTATCAAATTTAGATGCAAGATCATATTCTAGGTTTTTATTCCACTGGTATACAGTAGGTGTAAATGACGCTAATTGACCTACTGCTTCGAGTCTAACAGTCGTTGTGCCCTGTATATACCCAATACCCTTGTTAGTAATAGTTACACCTAATACACGACCTTTATCTTCTCCAATCGTGCCGATTGTTGCTTTAGCGATAGCACCGAAACCTTCACCATTAATGATTATATTTGGTGCAGTAGTATAAGATTCACCAGAGTTAATAATAGCGATAGAAACGATTCTACCATTAATAACGATTGGTTGTGCTAGAGCACCTTCACCAGAGTTAACCTTAATAGCAGGAAGTGAAGTATAACCGCTACCAAAGTTTGTGACAGCTACGCTACTAATAGGACCACGGACGTTTGCAGTTGCAGTAGCACCAGTACCCCCACCACCAGTAATAGAAACTAGAGGTTGTGTTGTATATCCTGTTCCTGGTTGCTCAACTAGAATTCTTGTTACTCTACCACCAGTAATAACTGCCTGTGCAGTAGCACCAGATCCACCACCACCAACAATAGAAACTAAAGGTGATTCTGTATATCCACTACCTTCAGTAGTCATATCAAAGGATGTTAGACTACCATTAACGATAACTTCAGCAACAGCACCTGATCCTCCACCACCTGTAATTTCTACGTTAGGTTTAGCACCAGCATCATATGACTCTCCAACATTAGTTACACTAATAGATGTTAGAGGACCATATTGGATAAACTCTCTTGATTTGTAAGACCAGATAGAAACACCATTAACCCAAGCACCAATTGGTGTTCCTGGATCTATAGTTTTTCTCTCAGATATAGTTTGGACTATTCTAGGGAATCTTAGTAATTTTCTTTGGTTACCTGGAATAAGAGCAGATCCTGTAAATGGACCTATCTTATAGTTTGGTAGACCAGATGCAGCAACATAAACGTAATTGTCATTAAAGAAGGTATTCTGAATGTTTGTAGTAAACTCACTAACCACACTATTGATAGAAGTGATGTCAGACTTACCTCTGTTTAAATCCACCGATAGTAAAATATTACCTTGAGGTATGATGTCGGTTGGTACGTTAATCTGATATGAGAAGGTAAATTGGTCAATCCTTGATGTTACAGTAAATGTGCCGTTGTACACAACAGGGTTAGCACCATATATCGTAACCTGATCGGATACTAGTAGACCGTGTGGGTTATTACAAACTACAGTAGCAGTTTGATTATTAACACCACCAGGAGTAATAGTACCAACTTGAATCAATTTCTTGACGTTATATAACCAAGATTGGAGTCTTAACTCCTCAGCAGTAGATCCAAGGTTTGCAACCTTCAGTTTATCACCACCAAGGTAGTAACTACCAGTATCGTTTAGTACTGTGGTACCTGCTTCAGCAATACCTAAAATCCTTAACTTACATTCCGTTGCAGTGTCTTTATTGACATATACGAAAATATCTGACTGAATTATAGTACCAGGATCCCAATCTTCGACGATTCCATTCTTAGACCTAGTACACTCGATAAACTGGTTTAGAGACTTCTCTTTATACTGGACTTGCTCCTCATCATTGATTCTAATAGTACCATTCCTTTCGGGCCATCCAATAGTGGAGTCAACGGTTATGATTTGACCAGTTGTAGTAAGAGGCTCAACTAGACGAGTTTTATAAGGTATGATGAAGCTACCAACTAAGGTTTCTTCGGATATTGCCAATTCATAGATGGTGTCAGTACCTTCAATGATAGTAATGACGTTTTCAATCAATGCAGATGCATTGGTAACACTAGAGTCTACTTCATCAGCATATTGGTTAACTTGAGAGTCTATTAGGTTTGCAGGATCACCAGATATCAACTCAGCACGTAAAATAGTGTCTACAACCCAAGTTGCATGAGATGGACTGATAATTTCATCTTTTGGATAGTAAAGAGAAACATCTTCACCAAATAAGATCTTAAAGAGGTATTGTGTTGCTAATTCTGTACCTTTCGAGATATAGAAGTCACTAATATTCTTAATTACCTGTACTGGGTTAACTTTAGAAAAATCAATATCCAAAGTAGGCAAATACTGCCTTCTAAACTTATCAAAGACTTCTTTAATGAATAAAGAGTCAAGGTTGGTTACAGCAGCACCAGCAAGGTGATTTGATTGCCTTAAAGCTGCTTCTCCAGCATATATCTCATTATGGAGGTTATCATACCCAACTGGTCCAGAAACGCCTCTAGCACACCCTAGGAAGGCACTAGGAGAGTATCCTGTACCATCTTCTATAATATCAAATCCAGTAACCTGATCAAACCCAACATCTACTGATGCTCTTGCTGCTTTTGGTTCTGCGATGTATATTTTAGGAGGTTCTGTTTCAGAGTAACCAGATCCAAAATCAGTGATGTTAATATCGGTAATTTCACCATTAAAGATAGTAGCAGCTGCTTTAGCACCAGTACCACCTATTGGTTCTCCATATCCGTCTTTTCTATCGTCTACAATATAAACTGAAGGTGCATCGGTATATCCTTGTCCACCAGTCAACATTTCGATATTTGTTACTGATCCAGACGCTACAGTAACGTCTAATATCTGAGCACCAACTGGATCAATAATTTTCACCCTAGGAGGTGTAATATACCCTCTACCACGGTTAGTAATCTGAATTTCGTATACTTGACCGTCTTGGTTAATTCTTGATATTGCTTGAGCATTAATTCCACCAATAGGTGCTTGGTCGATGTAAACTACAGGTGGATTGCTATATCCACTGCCCATTTCGTCAACAGCGATACTTCCTATATTAACTCTACCTTCAGAGTCGATAGTAGGAGCACCAATGGTTGCACCACCAGGATTCTTGAATGATATGGCAGGAATGAAGTCATATCCACTACCACTATCAGTAATAGTAATAGTATCCACCATTCCAGTCTCATCATTGACTGTAAGACTTAATCTGGCAGCTGTACCATTAACATTACTAGCATCAGCAACAATAGGGATAGGTGGGTTGTATGAAGAGTATCCTTGACCACCATCGATCAAATTGATGTCTTTAATACCACCAATTAGAGATCTAGCAGTAGCATTCTTACCAGTGGTACTAGTAATAGTAACTTTAGGTGCAAAGTCTAATCTATACTTAGATCCGCCACTTTTGGGGATTAAACTGGTAATTATGCCAGCATCAGACACCTTAGCAATTGCTGAGGCTCCTGAACCGTAACTAGGAGGAATATATTCAACAGAACGAATATGAATATCATCAGCAGCTCCGATTTCATTTTTAAAGACAATTGTGTCTTCAAAAACGGTAAAATCGTCATATGGGATTTGTAAACGACCATTTTTGTTGATTACGAGTCCAACTTCCGAAGTTGGAGTGTAACTTGCTCCAGAAATCCTTAATGGGTAAATTTTAGTGTTTTGCCACTCTTGATAAGGGATAGAATCGCAAACTTTGATTGTCTGATCCGAATATCCAACCAAATAAGTGATTTGAGTGAATTCTGAGTCATCAGATCCAATTTGATCTCTAGGTGCTTCTGCAAAACGAATATTTTGCCCTTCTACAAAATAATCGACTCCAGGTACCTTCATATCATTGTAAGCGACTACAATGAGGTGATCTGCCGAGGTTGGAGCTACTGGAGTACCTAAAAAGCTTAATGGGAAGATGGTTTCAGTGCCATCAAACAATGTAAAGGGATTTTCTAGTTGTTGCTTCTTCTTATTGAATTGGGGGTAAGAGATCCCAGGAGTAATAATAACATCAGGACCACGAGTAACAGATTCATAGTAAATTACCTCATTATCAATCATTATGGAGCCATCTTGCTCCTGGAATCCATCTATGCTCTCAATTTCAATCTTTTTATCGTACACACCGATATCTTTGAGCAATTCAGTTGCACTTGCAAGTTGCTCAGAGGTATAACTATCCAGATCAAGATATCTCAGTAAGTTATTGAGGATATCATAAGGTCTACCTGTTTTCTCCTGAGATTTGTAATATTCAAACAAGAAGTTGACTAATTGTCTATCTTCTTGACGAATGAACTCGGGTAACTGATTTTCGACCCTATCAGAGACGTTGATATTCTTTGTAATCGGCATCTATCTTAGAAACAGGATTCGCTGACTGGATATGTGAAACTATCCGTTGGATAATCAATGATATTTATACCACCTGTGTCACCGAAATTATAACCATTAAAGTTATTCGGATCAAAGGTAGGGATTGCAGTATCGTTGATTGTGTAGTCAATTGGATTGACTGCTGGGTTAAAGATTGTTGGATCTACTCCTGGTGGGATATTAATTGATCCACCGCCAGGTAATACTTGTATTGGGAGTCTTGTAGTGTCATCTGGAGTGCCCTGAATCGCTACAGGACCAACACAGACCTGACCACTACCATAATCTACACTTCCTACTGATGCATTAAGTGTTAATTCGGTTTCATCCCTTATTGTTACGAGAATTAGGTTACCACGACCATCATCTCTTATATTTACTGGTACCAAGACCTGATTTGTGACATTTGTCGATATTCCAGGAGTTGTTATAACAGCAGATGTAGCACCATCAGTTAAAGTTAGATTTACAAGGTCTTCTGTGTAACCAGTGGCATAAAATGTGCCAGATTTAACTACAGAGAAGTTTGGTTTACACTTATTGCCAGTTCCACCACTTCCATCATCTCCATTGTCATCATCATCAGTACCATCACCATCTGGAGTGCCAGAATAGTTAGATGGATCATAAAGTGGGTTACCAAAGTCTAAACATTGAGTAAATACTTGACCAAATTCAAATTTATCTAAATTCTGACCCAAAGTCATCTGAGTGACATTACCAGAAATGGAATTATCACTATTATCAATCATTGCACCGAATTTAGACCCATCAATACGTCCATTAAACCTATTTGTTTGACCTGCCTTGTTGTAATCGTCAATTCCTTGTAAAATCTTAGTTCCAAGTTGAGATCCAGTCAAATTAGTGTCATTTCCATTGAAATAAACGTAAGATTTAGGAATAACATAGAAACTTGTTGGATCAATGATGACTGGCTCGATAGATGCAACAGAATACTTCGCCAAATCCTTCTTGATCTTATTTTTTGTCGTTTCATTCAACTTATTTCCTGTTTTTGGTCGAATTGCGACATAAACTTTCCCATAAACAGGTGGAGTTAACTTCTCACCTCCAAAAGCAGTCACAGATGCTGCTTGAGGGTAGATTTCAGAGACAATATGCTCAAAATCATTCTCTGTAACCGCCCTATTCTGAGTTGCGTACGCTCTAGGTGCTCTAAACTTAACTGAGAGTGCTGTTTCACGGTCTTCACCGTCTTGAGCAGCATCTTTTGTAGTTAATGATATAGAATTTGGAGAAATAGTGCGTTGATCACTATCAACTATGTTACCAATGAAGTCAAAACCCTTCGCACCGTTGGCTTCTACCCCATCTGTAGAGACATATGTGGTTCTAATGTATTCTCCATCAATTAATTTACGTCCAATTGACCCATCTCCGAAAATAAGACGATATCGCATGTCATCAGTCTCTTCTAGGTAGTAAATTCTACTAGTAGAGTCCGCATTTGTAACATTTTGTGCTGGACTATAGGTATCAGTCTCTGAAGATTGTGCAGTTGGTGAAATATCTACAGTTAGAAGTCCAGTATCTACATTTTCATCAGGAATAATGTACTCTTGCCTCTTAGTATAGTCAACTGTGAAGTTATAAGTGAGTAGATTACCTTGATATACAAGCACATTATCAAAAGTTGCCCTACCAGTAGCGGAATCTACTGGTACTTGGATGTCTTGAGTGAGTGCAAAGGTGTAACTATCGAAATCATTATCCGCAACAAAGACATCACCCTTCTTAAGAGTCGCATATTCTGGGAAAGTAGTGCCATTTAGTCCTACTGCTGTCTGTGCAATCAATTTTACACACGCTCTAGGTGCTTTTATTGACCGTGGAGTGTAATTTAACTGCTTTGCAATGCGGACAATGTTATCTCTGACCGTAGATGTCTCTAAAAATGCCTCATTCAACGCCATATTAGCGTTAAAAGCAGTGTAATAAGTGTTATATGCTAAAATATCAATCAAATAAGACGCAGAGCTTCCCTCAAAATCGTAATCTGTAAACTCTTTTCGGGTGCGTAAGTACGATTTGATGGATTCTTTGATCTCAAAGAAGTCTAACGACGTTAATTGTGATGGAATTGCTGACATTTTATGCTTTCTCTAGAAGAAAATCGACATTTTGGACTTCACTTTCACCTATTATCTTATAATCTATGGCAACTTGGACAGAATTTATCTCAGAATCATCACGAAGTCTGACACCAGTTACCTTTATCCTAGGTTCGAGTCTCGATAAACAGTTCATAATCTCGCTTCTCATAGCATCCACGCTGAATGGATCCCATTGTTCAAATAAAAGCATCTTAACCCTAGATCCAATCTCATCTTGAAATGGTCTTTCTCCGAACATAGTTAAGATGAGGTTACGAACAGACTGCTTTATAGCATTCTCATTCTTAACCACACCAAAATCACCAGTATTAGGATTGTCTTTAAAGGAAATTGCTAAATCCTTGAATCCTCTACTAATATATTTCTCAGATCTGAACCTATAAGAGGGCATTCTAACCTACTTTTAAAGATATTTATCACTATATCTTTTATTTATAGGGTTTTCCGACTATTTGCCTTGACCCCTATACCTTTTCTTAGCTGCGTTACGTGAAGTGGCAGCAATTTTTGTGTTTTTAGAGTTACCTTGCCTTGTTTTCTTCGCTGGAGGAGCAATATAATCTCCATTTGAACCGTATAATGCCATTTTTGGTTAATAAACTACTATGATGATAGCACAGTTGCATGCCCCCAGGCAACCACAGATGAACAAGGGTAACTAAATCCTGAAAAACCAACTCCTAGAGGGTCTAGAATACGAGCAATGGGCAATTTCAAAGCAAATACTGTTACAGTTGTCGCCATAAGGATTCTAGTATGCCCTACTCCACCTCCATCTTCAATTGTTAACTGACTACACGGTATAGGAGTAGGTACTGGACACGTGGATTTACCACAAGGACACATGTACACAATAATATTAGTACATACTGCTATATGCGGTTGGAATGTATCCCCATGTAACATAATAGGAATACGATTTACTTGCACAGTTGCCCTATATGGAGTTACTGGAAAGATTGGAATTAATGCTTGAGGAGGCCACCAACATGTATATTCCTTAATGACTATGCTGTAGGGGATTGGAGTGCTGCCACAGGACTGTACAGAGTGCACAGTGGACGGTATACACAATCCATGACCACTACAGGGTAATCCGTTTAAAGATGATACTGGTAATAGATATCCAAATGCCATTATAACCTCTTAGGTTCTACTATATCATTAAGTGTGGTTCCATCTGTCCAAGAATTATCCTCACTACACTCATCAAAGTAAGGATTACCATAATTACGCAACGCCCTACCCAGTGCTATAACTCCACCTGTAAGATAATTCCTTACAGTCATGGTACCATTATAAGCACCCATTTGCAACCTAGCAGTAGATCCAGATCCTTCCACACGTTTAGGTTGAACGGCAATAGATGAATCCATACATTTATCTAGTGCTAGACAAGGGTTGTTGTGCAATTCAGGAACGTTACAGTAAGTCTGACCTGCTATACCATTACCATCTGCATCATAACCACAGTATACAGTAAGAGGACCATCAGATGCATTAACTCCCCGTACGTATGTATCCCAACATTCATTAGGTGGTACACCGTTGGTACAACTTGCCACGGTTAACGCAGTATAATCTACAGAGTGAGGTGTACCTGCTGGATCTCCTGCCGTAGGGTGACCCAACCATGTCTGCACTGCTTGACTACTTGTGATATTCTGACCAGCCCACATCTGTAACTGTTCCAGCTCTGTATAGTTAGATCTGTTGTAGTCGTAGGTGTTTTCATCTAACCCGACAGGAACAAAGATCATATTAGCAGGATCTCCAGGATCACGGTAACATCTACCATCTATACTACTCCTCTTACACTTCCAAGTCCTAGTACCAGCATTCACTGCTATATCTCGTTTTTCTTGCAAATGAGGTACTGGCATATTCTGAAGGTAGTCCATAAATGCTGCACCTTGACTGCCACCAACATATCCTTCTATTTCCATTGATACACGGAATGCTGCCTCCTTTTGCTCAGAAGCACAATACTTAAACGGCAACCATCCAAATGCCTTTCTTTCACCCTCACTACCAACATCAAGATAAGCACAAGGCATATCAAACCAACGAGTAATATTATAAAGTTTAGGTTGTGCCACAGTGATACACTCATCCCCAAAAGGACCATATAAGGATGACATATTACCACCAAAGGTATCCGCAGCTTCAACACCTTGATGTACCCAAGGCATAGTCATGGATTCAAATGCACCAACTCCATTAGGATCTAATGAAGTAACAACTGCCATATTCTCTATATCTGGTAGAGCATCAGGTAGATTTGCCTTTCCATTAATCTCAATACAGTTTGGCGGTAGATTGAAACAAAGTTTAGTTACCTTATCCAATTCTATACCATCTGCTGCTGCCCTTATATAACTGTCTGGTACCTCAACGTAGACCTGAGTAGCAGTATTTCCTAGCATCCCAGGTTGTGCAGTATTCTTCATATTCTTTCCAACTACTTCCATAGTCGCAGGATCCATTAGGTTACCTATAGGCTCCACACTATAGTCTGCTTGCTCTACTCTAGCTGCACTATAGCTTCCAATCTCCTTCTCCTTATACTCATGGTTAAATGCATCATCCATCAACTTATGAGTATCTTCCATTTCTTTTCCACCGTAAACATCCCCACCACCATCAAACTTAATCCTTTCAGGATCAACTATATGAATATGAGGTAAGTTAACTTGATTATACCCTGCACCACCATCTATTATTCTGACTGCTTTAATACAACCCAACTCATCTTTCTGTGCTATCTCAAGCTCTGCTCTCTTCAACTTAAACAGATTATTATCTTTATCCTTCGTATCGATAGCTTGCATAGCAGTACCCCACTTACGTCCAGCAGTCTTCATTTCCGAAAGGGTGTGTGACCTATCCTCTTTTGAGACATCTCCAAGTGCTTTAACGTAATCAGGATCCATAGTAAGTTTATCTTCCATGAAGTCTGCACTGTCAGTAGGGGAGAAGCTATCCATCTCCCGTGGATTCATTATATGAATCTGTGCATTATCCGTATATCCTCTACCACCATTAATAATAACTACGTCTACTACACTACCATCATCACCTACTACCGCTTCAATTTCTGCTTGGTCTAAACTACGATGAGGTATAAGTGCTTTAGGATCTATCTCTACTTTCCAGTAGGAGATCTTCTTAGGAAACTCATATGTGCCACACATAGCAGTTTTATTAGGTATACCATACCCTGCTAATACCTCTGCTGTGCCTATCTTATCGCCTCCAGGACCGTCGTTAGGGGCAGAGTTGTATGTATCTTGGTATGCGAAGGTATTAGGGTTAGGATCCCTACTAATATTCTGCACTCTAGTCTCTAGTGTATAAGTGCCTGGTCCAAGTGTCATAGGGAAGGTCTCTTGCCCCATACCATTAGCGTAAGTGATCTCTCTATCTACGAGGACAGTACCACCAGAGTCTGTAATCTTCATGTAACCGTAGTTGTCAGACTCTATCCTTAAGGAGTAATCTCCCGCAGTAGGTATAGTAAACGTTGAGGTATGCACCTGCCATATACCAATATACGGATCTACTACGTCATCTGCTGGTAATACAGGGTATATACCATACGACTTCATGTGCTGTGTCCAACCAGTTGCGGGATGATTGGGCGTACCTATAGCAACCCACGACCCCTTCTCTGTAATAGAATTGGTTATCTCCGCATTACTACTATTGGTAATACGCCATGCCAAGCAAGCAGGGTTAACATACCACTTATTATCATTACTGGTATCCCATGTAAGCTCCATGATACCGCACTTCAACTCATCACCGAAGTAATAAACAGATACTACATCCCATCCATTAATCTTGTCACCTGCATTAAAGTCTCCAGTACGGGTGGTATAACGGAAGAATACAATAGGACTCTCAGTATCAATAGTCCAGAATGACTCATTTACTCCCTCAGTAGAGGTATCATGTAGGGAGAGCTTAGTCTTAGTGGTATTCCATACATCTCCATTAATCTCGTAGTAATGACTGTGGTATGTCCATACTGGAGCACACTGAGGACATCCTTCAGGGTCAGTAGTATTAGGACAGCACTGAGCATTACTAAGGATATACTGAGTGGAGAAGATAGGACCATTCCAAGGGTTTGTAGTGTCGAATAGGTAAAATACAAACTGGGAGTCATACATATCCTCGAATCCAAGGAAACGTGGTATAGCACCCTTTACAGCACCACTCAGACCATAACTCCACTCGAATAGTGCTTCATTATCTAATATCTCTACATTATCTGGATTACCCCAACCATTAACGTTAGGTGGACCTTCTACACTAACACCATTACTATCACGCATCTGCTCATACATGAATTGGGTCCATGGACCCATTCCACTAATAATTCCATTCCAAGTTGCTTGTCTGCCAAAGGTATAGTCATACCATCCACTCTTATCAACACATGCTCCAGTAGGACCAATCCTACCAACGTCTATTATAGTGTCCGTAGGAGCGTCTAGAGCACGTGTTGCAAACGCCCACCCTATGATTCCAACATAGGAGTATTGTTTACCTAATGGATCTTTAGGAGGTATAGGACTATTATCTGCTAAGTTTACTTCATTTGCAGGATCTATAGTATAGAAGTGATCAGGGTCTGGATGTAGGTATTCATAGATTGGTCTAGGTGTTTCACCAGGACTACAGACTGCTAATGCATTTGCTTCTGTATCAAAAACATATCCTAATGTATCTACCTCCAAATATTTGTTTCTTCCACAACCTACCCCATTTAATCCAGTAGGGACATTTGTACCAGCACATAGCTGGGTATCATCAGGCCAATATGAATAGAATGCTTTGAGTGGTACCGTATTAGGTACCTGCTGTGTCATAACATAGAACACAGGTTTACCACTCCTAGGCTCAGGATTATACCCAGAAGCAGCACGTTTCCAACTCTCGTTTTCGCAACCGAAGTCTCTCTTTATTAACTGTGGGTCTCTACTATACTTGTGATCATCCTTTGGTGCTCTATAAAACCTGTATATACCTGCTCTCTCATTACCATCTCTACTTACATTAGTAGGCTCCTCATCACCAATGTAGTGGATAACATCTTTACCCATTGGCATAGAACCAGGACCACCATCATCGAAGGTGATCTGATAATTCATACTACCAGCATTATCTGTATTCTGCCCAGGATAGTCACTAGAAGTCCTATACTTACTACTCGCAGGTCGTTTAAACGTTTGAGTAAAAGCACCACTTTTAATTGGATTAGGATAACTCCGACCTGTTTCCTGTATATAAGCAGGCATTACGAATCAATTTTCTCTTCTATCTTATTTAGTCTGTTATCTATAGCATTGATAGAATCGAAGAGTATATCTAATACTTCTTTGAAATTACTGTACGTGGGACTACCAGGTGGTCTATACTTAATCATGTCAGGACCTGGGGGAGGGATTTTTTGTAATCCTCCTTCTACCTGCTCTATACGACTCGTTAAGTTAGTTATTGCTTCTGAGATCCTCTCCAGTGCCCAACTTATATACTCTTCCGTAGTTTCAAACTGAGGGTTTTCCATGAAATTCCGATTTTTTTCACGCTAATTTTTTATGAGACTGATAATGTTACAAATAACAAGTATCGTCAAACATATCTGATTATACCTCATTCTTCCACTTTATGCAATATGATACTTCCATCAGTCTCCTCCTCGTATTCTAATTCTGTCCCTATATCCCATCCACAATCTCTCATAACATCTTCAGGGATGTGTATGAAGTTATCCCCATATTCATCTTCCTCTATTCGTAGTGTGAAGCGTTTCATTTCATACTTTACTTGTATATCTGCTTTATGTAGCATTTTCCCTCACTACACCTACACAACATATACGATAATGCCTATTTAACTCCACTATCTCTGAGTCACATTTCCATAACTGGTGAAGCATCCACCCATCACCTAGGTAAATCGCTCCATGATTAGGAGACCTTCCGTTAGGATCCCGATACCCACCACCGAGTGCTTCATTGTATATCTTAAACAAGAGTAAATCATTCTTCTGTAAGATAGACGTATCCCAGTCCTCTCCCCACTCTGGTCGTAATATCCACTTCCCATCCTCTTCTGCTACTGCATCATCTGTAAAGGACGTGTACAGTCCTGAGAAGGACTTGAGAGACCTGTTAACATGTGTCTGGTAGTATTTCTGTATAACGTCATAACAACCTGGATATCTTCTACCAGGCCATGGGCGACCAATGAGATCTTTAAACTCCTCGTTTAATTGCTCTTGGAGAATCTCTTTGGGACTTTGATTAAACTCTGACACTTGAAAAACCTATGGGGGAATTTTTTATATTGGAAATTTTTTTATTTCTCGCTCGATGCTATACTTTTGTAGGTTACACAAACTCGAAAAGTTAATAACTGTTTATTAACATTTTGTGTGTATACGCTAATTGTTAATTAGTGCATGCAATATGCCCCACTATGTGATACTCACATGCATGCACAGTTGTT